AGGTTTCATGCCCTTTGGAAGCTTAATGCCGATATTCCCCCCGATGTGGCAGCAGACTACTCACGTCGCATTGCCTATAGATACAGCGATAACGGTGCCGACAAGTCGGGTTGGGACGTTGGACAACTCTTACGGGTACCTTACACTACAAACTTCAAATACCCCAACAACCCCGAAATCAACGTAATCCAGACTAACCGAGAAGAGTTGACGGCTCAACTATTTGAAGTCATCCCAAGACCTCAGACAAGTAACATAGAGGACTACGACGACGAGGATATTCCTGAAATTGGGGATGCAACTGAAATACTGAAGAAACACCAAGACTCTGTACGTCCGACTAAGATCATGGATTGGTACCTTAACGAGCCTGATGAAGATGCCGATTGGTCTGCTCTTATGTGGCGTATGATTAATACATGCCTTGAGATGGGTATGACTCCTGAGGAAACATTTACGGTATGTGCCAAAGCTAAGTGCAATAAATACGAACGGGATCATAGACCAATACGACTTCTTTGGCGAGAAATCAAGAAGGCTGAAATACACCAAAAGCAGATAGCCGTCACATTAGGTGATGAGGGTGACAACCTAATCATACCAGAAGTAGCACCGGAACCTGCAACAGAAACAATACTTGACAAGTACCAGGAATGGGCAAAGGGCGCAACTGACGCACTACCCATATATCACGAACTTTGCGGATTCATGGTACTTAGTTCTCTATTGTCATCTAATCTAAGGCTCAAGACTTCCGACGGCACTGTTGTACCTAACCTATGGGGAATGATACTCGGGTCATCTACTCTAACTCGTAAGACTACAGCGATGCAGCTTGCTAGGGACATTATCGCCTATGTGGATGAGTCGATTGAGATATCATCAGACGGGTCATTGGAAGGTATATTGCAGGAGTTGGTTAATAGACCAAGACTTTCCTCGATGTTCTTTCGTGATGAATTAGCGGGTTTCCTCAGTTCTGTCGTGCGTAAGGATTATATGAGTGGTACTGTCGAAGTGATGACACAACTCTATGACGGTCATCTCTTCAAACGCACTCTAAAGAGCGGTCTTGTTCGAATAGAGGAGCCGGTATTCATCTTCTTTGGTGGAGGCATCGCAGACGACATTTACTCTAAACTAGATCAAAGATTCATTAGTTCAGGATTTCTACCGAGATTTCTATTTGTCTCAGGTAAGCCAGATAGCGAATCATTCAAGGCAGTTGGTCCACCAACTCAGGAAAACATGAACAAACGAAGCGAGATTTTTAGCATTATGGCCGACATTTTCCATACATACAACCAACCAAGACCAGTTCAATTAGGTGAAGATACTGTACATATTCAACCTCTCTTCGAGACTCACCTAACTTCTGCTGCATGGGAAAAGCAACAAGAGGTAGAAGCTAAGTTTATGCAAGCTGCAAAGAAGTCCTACGTTAGACCATTAGCAGAGCCAGTCTACAATAGATTGCAAAGATCAAGTATGAAGATGAGCATGCTTCTTGCCGCAGCTAGACAAGAACCCAATTCGGAAAACGTTGTAACTTGTGAAGTCGAGGACGTTATTAATGCAGCTTACTACATACAACGATGGGGAGAGTTCTCGATTGAAGTAATCAGGAACGCAGGTAAGACTGAGGCAGCGACTCTACTAGAAAAGGTCAGAGGTTACATTAGCGACAACCCAGGAATTATACATTCATCCATCATGCGCCGGTTTCATCTATCTAAACGACAAATGGACGAAGCCGTAGATACACTAATAGATCGTGGGGAAATTCGAAAAGTCAAACTAAGCGGAAGGGGAGGTGCAAATAAATATTGGCCGGTATAGAAGAATCCGATATCAACCCGCGAATACTGGAATTGAATAAGCAGCTAGAAGGTGAGATAGCATCGTGGCAGTTGCTAGGCGTCATGCCGGAGAACGTTATCCAGTTCAACCCGGTTAAGAACGATATCTGGCTGCAATGCATTACGAAGTTCCTGGCCGAGAAGGGTATAATAGACGAGGACGAATTCATCATCTTCTTCAAGGAACGTATGCTAGAAACGTTGAGTGGCATACGTAAAGAAATCATCGAGCCACAAGCAGCTCGGGCGCAAATACATCTACCAGGAAGTCACTTCAATTGAACCCTAAAGCAGAAGGAGCGTTGTGTAACGAATGTCCGCTAGCTAACGCGCATTTTACCCCCACCACAGGGAGGCATGATGCAGATATCGCAATCGTCTCTCGTAGCCCAGGTTACTACGAAAGCAAGAACGGTGAGCACCTATCTGGTCCATCTGGTAAGATCGTTAACCACCTTCTTGAGCAAAATGGTATCAAGCGTCAGGATGTTCTTCTCACGAATGTGGTCTTATGTGAAAGCAAAGCTCCGCCGCTCAAAGCGATCAAGGCATGTTCTCCACGTCTTGACAGAGAGTTGCGAAATTCAAATACCATTATCGCCGCGGGAAGCGAGGCAGCTAAGGAAATTGCACGGATCAACAGTCTATCTGGCAACAGAGGATACGTACACGAGAGACGTACATCTAGTGGCAGAAGGCAGCGTGTGGTTGTCACGAATAACCCGGCCATCGTCCTCAAAGATGACTCAACATTCCCAAACCTAGTTAGGGACTTTAAGCTAGCTTTAAATCCATTACCACCACCTAAGCTACCGGAGGTATATGTCACACACGATCCCTCAGTCGCTAAAGACTGGATTCGAAGTCTCGCTAATCCAAGATACACGAAGTTCAGTTGCGATATCGAATCCAGGGGTTTGGCTCCCTCAGCTAGCCTTGATAGTATTGGGATATCTTTCGACGGAACTAGAGGAATTTCAATTGGACGAAGAGTGCTCTCGGATCAAACTTTCGTTCGAGATTACCTACGTCCGTTCCTCACCCAACGAGCAATTGCATATATATGGCACAATGGAAAATTTGACGCAAGAAACCTACGAGCCAAAGGGATCAATGCAAGAGTAGATCAAGATACGCTGCTGCTTTCGTATGCACTAGATGAGCGCAGCGACGAAGATCAGGTACACTCGCTAGACTATCTAGTGATGAATGAATTGAACTGGCCGCATTATGAGCCACAAGCCGTTAAGAACTGGAAATCTAAGTTAGGGCGTCTAGAGCGAGAATTGCGGTTTACTGAGTTAGAGGAGTTGGAGGCTCCTGAAGAACTATATGAATACAACGCGTTGGACGCCGCAGGCACGGCGCTTCTTTATCCGATTCTTCTTCATAGGGCTGTTGCTGATAATGTCGCTAGCTATTATACTGATTATCTACTCCGCGATAGCAATGCACTAATCGAAGTCGAGTTGAGGGGAATTCACTATGACTACCACAAAGCTGCTGACATTAACGAGAATGAAGTGCTGCCAGAACTTGAACGCCTACGCTCGACTATGCAATGGATCGTCGGTGATGGGGCATATAACCCTAATTCTCCAAAGCAAAACGCAGAGCTAGTATATGACAAATGGGGACTCATCCACAACATCGACCGTGGCGAAGATAAAGAACGCTCTGTCGATAAGGCGGTCTACACAGAAATCAAAGAAGGAAGATTCTTCGTCGCAATGGGACATCCAACTGGAGATAAACGAGGCGTTCTACAAGGAACTCAAGAATCTGAGGAAATCTCAGACGCTCTCTATAGAGAGCTTATCGGAGAGGATCAAGTTTCTGGAATTGACGACGGACAGTTTGTGGAACGAGATACACAAGCTATTAGGGACACAGCAATCCGTTGGGCAGAAAACCTCGCCGACTTCAAATCCCTCGACAAGCAGCGAGGAACATACATCGAAGGACTCATCGGAGTAGCAGAAGTAAACGATGGAAAGATCACTACGAGTATTACACTGCATACGACAGTTACGGGGAGGTCATCATCAAGTCGCCCGAACCTACAGAACATAACAAGGCCGAAGGAAGGACTACCGAATATTCGTTCGTTGTTCGTTGCATCACCAGGACACACGATAGTCAATGTAGACTACTCTCAGGCGGAACTTCGTGCAATTGCTCAGCTATCTGGAGACACTCGTTTGAAAGACGTTTATCAGCGTGGCGAGTCTCTCCATCACCAAGTAGCAGAGAGGTTTTACGGGAAGAACTACTCGGGAGAGCAATACGTTAACTGCAAGAACATGAACTTTGGAGTTGCGTATGGACAGTCCGCTGAAACTTTCCAAGCAAAGCATGATGTACCTGTTGAAGAAGGTGAAGAATTTATCAAATGGTGGTTCAGAGAATTCCCAGGGGTCAAAGAATGGAGGCAGTCAATTGCGAGACAGGTTCTGAAAGATGGTTATATACAGTCTCCGTTTGGTCATAAGCGCCGGTTCCATCTCATTACCCACGAGAATAGAAAAGCCATTATACGAGAAGCAATCAATTTCCTCCCTCAAAACATTGCCGCTCGCCTTACACTCCATGCACTATCCATACTTGTCGAACGACACTTTCCTGTCGTACTGGAAGTACATGATAGCATTATCCTCGATGTGCCATCAAACGACCTAACTGAAGTTTGCCGCGCTGTGGAGGTTGTTATGCTAGAAGCCCCCGCAGTAATTAATTGGGATATGCCATTCGCCGTCGATATTAAAATAGGTCAGTCATGGGGTGAGACTGATGACTTTTACGAAGCAGAGGAGGTTGAGGAATTAGCACTATCAAGGTAATTGCTCTTGATCCGGGTAGGACAACTGGCTGGGCGAGAGGTACTATACATAACGGCAAGATGAAAGTCGAAGCCGATCAGCAGGTATGGGATCATAATGGCCTATACAAATGGGTCGCGCATACTCAGCCAGAACATATAGTATGCGAGCGATTCGAATATCGCATGCATCTTGAGAAGGCTGATCTATTTAGTCGAGAACTAATAGGCGTAGTAAGCTTATATGTTCAGGAACGAGACGATGTGCAGCTTTACATGCAAATGCCCCGCGAAGTTCTCGGTAAGACCAACTACTTCAGTAACGAGAAACTCAAGGAAACTCGGGTATTCCGGCCAGGTAAACCTCACGCCAACGATGCCATGAGACATCTACTTTACTGGTACACTTTCAAGCAGGGCTACCAATTCAATAAGGAGGGATATCATTGACAGGATATGCAGATACGCGATTTAAGCGTAGACCCAGGTTCGGATGTAGCATGTGTCACGAAGATTTCAATAGCCTCAACTTGTTCGAAGCACACAAGACAGATACCCTCCCTTCGGGTGATCGAGATTGCATGAGTACACAAGATATGCTAGATAAGGGATGGAAACAGAACAGTTTGGGCCGGTGGTATGATCCCGCGCATGCAGCGGAAGTTAGGCAGGCTTTCTCAGCTTTCCCGGACGACCGTACAGGCCCGGAGAGGTAGCGGTCGGATCATTCTGCCTTGACCCCTTGCGAGCCGTCAGAGAGCGCCCGGAGAGGGCAAATCGAGGATCGTATATCACAGATCAGGAGGTAGATAATGGCAATACCGACAGTCTACCAGAAACTAGCAACAGACCATGTATCCATACATCAGGAGGCCGCTCCGCTAGACTATCCTAAGCTCAAAGCGGGACATTTTGAGTCTGTTTATTTTCGGCCAGAAGAGGGTGTAGACTACGTAAGCCAGCGAATCGACTATTGTATTAAGCAAGATACGTTCAGAGGCACGAAATTTGCAGGTAACGTTTGGTTTGCTGATCCTATTAGTGCAGACTCAGTTGCGGCAGGTATTCCGACCAATCCAGACGGCTATGCTAACTACATTGTAGACTATGTAAAGGCTCTTACTGCTAAGGGCTATAAGCCGGAAGTTCTCAAGGTAAATGCAGAATTCTCGTTTAAGGGATATCCACCTTGGAAGCCCAATATACCGATGCTTCCGTGGATGAAGGTATGGGCGCGCGCTGCATGGGATAATGTCCCAAGATTGTACGTTACTAGCAACCCTGGAACAACAGGGACAAGAACCCCACAATGGTCAAATCAGACAGGCAAGATAACGAGGGATGGAACCATCATATGGAATATTGCCGAAACACCGTATTCATACTGGCAAGGATGGGACTTTAACGAAAAGGTGGCTAAGATTATTCGCACCGGACTTCCGGACGTTAACCTCATTGTGCAGCCTATGGCACATCAGGAAGATTTTAACCGTGGTGCATGGCATAGTCGTAAAAGCCGGGAAGCTCCGCAATGCTATGGGGATCAGCCATATCTAGCACTTACTGATCCCGGTGCGGAAATTCAGCTAATTGATACTGACCGTTATGCGAAGGCTTACTATAAGCTTGACCTAGACCGTCGTAAGGTGCATCCTACAATTGGAGCATACGGGCAAGGTAGTTTCTATGTGCCTCGTATTAAGGCTGCACGGTCTAAGGGGATATTCGGTTTCGTGATCTATAGAGCTGACGGATTCGCGGAGTCGGACTTCCAAGACTACGCACAATTCGCTATTACTTAGGGACAATGTGGATTATTAGGTGGACAAGGTACGCCAGGAGGCTTACCACCGCCACTACTTACTGTGACTGTTCGAGTTACCGTAATAGTTGGACCTTGAACAGTCACAGTATGTGACGGACCTTGAACAGTTACGGTATGGGTCTGACCCGGAACAGTTACAGTATGATGCACAGTCTCAGTTCTAACGACTGTGCTAGTACGAGGTATTGTAACTGCATGCGAAACAGTAGTGGTCCTGGTCAATGTATGGAATATCGTTTTTACGACTGTCCGAGTACGCGTTGGACCTACACGGAATTCGGGAGTTACTGTAGTTACGGTAACAGTTTCTTTGCCCTTGCCCGGAACTGTTACGCTAGTGGTAGTAACCTCGACCCTTGCACTACCTGAGCTAAGACCGGCAAGAGCGGCGAGTATTCCTGCTGCTAAGAAAAGGAGAACTGCCAGTATTACGAGAAATCTAGCTCTCACTGTCCCGTTTTTCTATTGCATGAAGAACTGCATCTATGTGTGCTTCGATTCGTGCTAAATCTTCTGTTCGATGTTGCTCAATATTATCGCGTATCTCGGTAGCAAACTTTACTAGTGGGGTAATATCAGTACGCATCTTCATAGCTGCGAGTTCGTTAAGAGCATTATGTTTTTGTTCGCGTTGTTCTTTTGCTTCAGCCTCTGACTTGAGCCGCAATTCCCGCTCCGCTTCGAAATTTTCTCTCCATGTAGTTGCGACATTAGATCGTACTGTAAATATTCCGGCTATAGCAACTACAAGAAAGCTAAAGACGAGCGAGAATGTTGGCAGTAGATCAGTAGCAATCATCCTTCACTCTCGAAATGACTCATCTTAGTTCGATGTAATTCAACTGCTAAGTTTTCAGCTTCTTCTCTACATTCTCGTAAACGCTCGCGCAGTTCAACATCAGCTTTTTCCTTACCTTCACGATGAGATTTAATCGCACCAAATATGCTAGTAACCACACCTGCCACGGCCGTGATAAGAGCTGCTATTCCGAGCAGAGTCGCAGCCGTTGCATACGCTACAAACATTCACGTTAGCCATACTATGAAAGCACCAAGACCGAGGACGACTGTAGCCGGTGAGAGAACATCCATTATGTTGTCTTTCCAGCGAATTGGCTTGTGATCGACGAATGAGTAGAATGTTTGTTCTATCTCACGTATCAGATAATAGCCAATTGAGACGCCTATTCCTACAACTACAGGCTCCTCTGCGCCACCTGCCCAAGCGATCAAACTTGCTATTATGGTGATAAATACGGCAATGACGCTATGTGCTACCCATGTGCGCCAATCTTCGCCATGTGTCCATGATGAGACGAATTCACGCACTTTTCCCCCTGCTGAGTTCAACAATCCATGTTACAGCAGCGGGAATGAACCCGATTATTATTGCCAGTGCAGTTAATGTGTTAGGATCTTTGACTCCCAGCAGGTTACAGATAAGTAGTGCAATTGCCGCCGCGACTCCTGATGATTCCGCTGGTCGTGTTTTTATCAGTTGTACTGGCTTACCCGCCAACGTGGATGAAGGCGACGACGTTTGATTTGGTTCTGTCACGATACATCACCTGTCCTCCGTTTGAATCGTTGCCTACTCCTGTATTCCCTTCAAGTGCCGTAAATTGTGTTCGGCCGGAATCTGTCCATCTAACAAAGAATCCTACATGATCTGCAATGCCGTCTTTGTTCCAGTCATAGGTAACTATGTCGCCTTCTTGCGGATTGTACGTTACCGCTAGATTATGCCCACCTGCTCTAGCATCGCCTACCATATAAGGCACATATGCGTACATTTTCCCTCGGGCGAATGGATTGGCTGCAACTTTGACACCGCAATAACTCACGAACATCGCGCACCACGGCCCGACCATTCCATACCAATTACTGAACATAACCCGATTACTTCCGGCGGGATTTTCCTTTGTGCCTATCCATTTTTTTGCCTCAGCTATCATCTTTAGGCGATTGGGCTGAGTTTCTTTTAGCTTGGTTCGTCGCTCTATGCGTGCTGTCATCGCCGTTGTGGGTGGTTTGGCTCCTGTTGCGTAATCGTAAAAGAGATTAGCTGCACTTTGATCCGGTACTCTGTAGCCAAGCCAGTATTTGCCCTTATATACTCCTCTTGCCGTATCGGGTCCATAGACCCCATCCACAGCGCCCTGTAACCAGCCCTTTTTCTTTAGAGCGGTTTGCAATCGTGTAACGTCGTCGTTCCTTGTATATGGTGATGTTAGCGAGAGGTTCATATAGCTCTAGGCTCCCAGGTTTCTTGCATTATGCTATCTATCTGTTCTGCTCTCCTTTCGCCTGGTAGTGGTCGTGTTGGCATTGCTTCCATTGCTACCATAGGGGCTGCTGCTGCAAACAAATCTGGAGTTACACTTCCGCTAACCGGATCAGGCTGCGGAGTGTAGATAGTACCGCTTTGTGCGCGGCCACCGCTGATATCTACCATATCTGTCGGTCCAATCCTAATCACCTCAAGATAAGTTCCTGAATAATCTGTTGGACTTCCGGTACCGCCCATTGAGAAGGATGAGACTGTCGAATCTGGATCAACCCAAGCAGTTATGTACATCGGCATTCCGCGAGGAGTTATACCCAATGGCGCGAAGTTTCCAGGCCACATATCTAGCACATCATCGGGAACTATGAAAATGACCGAATGGTGTACTTCGTTGTTCCAACTGAGCATAGTGTGCTGAGTTACATATCCGACAAAACCGTCCCAATCGGGTTCAAAGAGCTGTGTGTTGTATATGACTTTAGGGTGCCCACCCGGAAGTCCATCGAAATTGAGACGATACTGCGCGCAATAAACGCCAGGTCTTTGTATGAAGATGACCTTGAAGCTAGCATCTCTCGTAGATCCGATTTCATAATAGCCTGGATAAGTATTGTAGGCGTAATCGAACTTGACGTAATCTTCTATTGGGGCTACGGGCTGTGTTGCTCCAATTGATTTTTCTAGTCTTGCTCTGGCGGGAGTTGCAACATGCCATTTATGGTCATCGCCGTGAGTCCAAATGCCACCTTTTGCATTAAGCTCACGGACCATTTGTCCTTCGGTCGCACGATTAGGATAAGTCGTAGTATCGTAGATTTCCGTACTTGGATCACTTACTGGCACATTGCTAGTGCTCCAATCTGGAAATTTTTGATGGTCGTACAATGGGACAGTTGGAACCATTAGCTGCTTTTGCAGTTCAACGATCGCCAATTGCAATGCTTCGATCTGCCTGCGTTGCAGATCAAAAACGTCTACGTCTTGCGCTTTAGCTCTCATCCCATGTTTATCCCGACAAATCCAAGAGGCATGATTTGTTCTACATTCAAATCTACTTGCTCATTCCCTTCACTATCTACTACACAATGCATTGTGTTTATCTTGAAACCTTCCGTTACACGGCGTACCTCGAAATCCAAATTCACCCACACGGCCAATCCAGGCTTGAATGTATCCCAAAAGCCTGGTATTGCATGTGGCATGATCTTGATTGGCAATGTAATGGCAGGATACATCGCCGCTGAGTAATGCATTTGAGCTAATGAGGTTAGCTGCTTTGCATCCTGAACATCTGACCAGCTAGCCGTACCGTCCCAACGACGAAAAACACCAGGAGTTTGATGATCGCCCAAAGAGCGATAAGGGTTCCTAATGGCTGTACCTGAACCGTTAGCCAGTATATGAGTCATTTCTGGTCCATTGTTCTGGAATTCGGCTTCGACGATTTCTGTCGGAGGTACTATATCATCAAATGTCCAGATACAGCTACCAGGGTTCGTTCTTGCATCCTTTGGGTATCTGGACGGGAAGTATATCTTGAACTCTTTATCCGGATTGATCCTAAAGTGAAAACCACCATCTTGACCTTCACCGCTCGTACCCATGTCACTGAGTTGTTTGATCTTATCGAAGATAGTTTCGGTATCCGCTAGTTGGATTGAAAAGAATACTTTAGGCCCAGCATTGGGTAGGCTATAGTGAATGCCTTGTAAGCTCTCAGGACGAGATAGTGTAACATCTAGCAAATCTGTAATGATCTTACCGGGATGGTCATATGCCTGATATCCGAGATTTGGCTTCCGTATGAGATTATTCCTATAAGGCAGCAAGTCACCGCCGAGCCATCTATTTGGGTCTTGTGCATTATAGGGATAATGTCGGTTTTGGAGATACCATAGCCAACTCTTGCCTTGAACATTGGCTAGCTCAGAACCTCGCTTAGATGCAGCGTATGAGTGTATACCGGCTGTTATGACCTGTCCATCACGTTCCAGCAGAAAGTCTGTTCGCTTAGGTCCAACTGTCGTGAACCATTGTACTTGAGGATCAGCTAGTGGAACGTCATAGGATATATCATCCGCTTCATCTATTGCTAGAGTGAAGTCGAGATTGATCGGCTTAAATTCATCTATCACCGCGCCGCTGTGATCTAAATGTTTTACGATCCATTTTGCCATTAGATCGTGTAAAACTTTCCCGAGCCTGCTCCGATCAAGTATGGTCTAAATACTTTGAATGTGATAGTGAATTCAGTTACGCTAGGATACAGCGCGCGCATAGGTATGGAAGGCAGCGCATCGAGCGTAACATCGTCAGAGTACATAGGTTCCTGGCCTGTGAACGTTATGCGTATCGTACCCATAGTCCTGTCTTTAACTACGACACCGGCAGGAACGAGTGTTTGGAGCATCTGAATTCTGCCACTCATATATGTCGTAGCGTCGTTATAGAGCAAATCACCTGTTATGTGAATAAGCATCGGGCCTTGGTAACTGTAAGCAGGCCAACTACCATGTTCCTGCATACGAGGTACGTCAATCGTCCTGTTACTAGTTTCTACGTCAAATTCCTTAAGTGGGCAAGTATCAGTATTGAACTGCCATACTTGGCCGTTCAAGTTAGTGAAGCTCATAGCGTCGATCATCTCTGACCCATAACCGTTCTAGCTCTCTGTTTCTGCTGGTGCTTAGCTTTTCTCAATGTGGTGCTCAAATCTTCATGACCCTGATTGACGGTAATAGAGTTGTTATTGTGATTGACGGTCGTATGGCCCGCTGCTTGATGATGAGGCCGTCTATGGACAACCGGCGTTAGATCAACATGGAAAGTTTTTTGCAATTGCTGACGTACCCATGATCTTTCGTCGCCGACTCCCTTAACGAATTCAATTGCCGCTTTACGTCCATGACGACGCCAATCCGGTAGCTGGTTCGTAAAATCAATTTGCGTGGCTTGTTTGATATCTCGCTGACCTTGCTTCCACATATTTACATACTGTTGCCGTTGTTTCGGACTTAGGCGCAATAGACCAGCTAGGAAAAGGTCTGAATCTGGACCTGCCTGTTGAATCTGTGCCAACAAATTACTGGGGAGTAGTTGCCGTCCACGCGCTAAGTCTTTCCGCCATACCTCGAATTTCCGAACCTGACTTGTGATATCCCCCATAAAGTCACGGAACTTCGGCATTATCCCGTACTGCATCATGTTCTGTACCAACGGCTGCTGAGTTACATCACCAAATGCAGTTTCATTGGCTTGCTTCAATTCCTCGTACTTCTGTACCATTTGGTCTAGAGACTGATTAACAGTGTTAGCGTTGTCAACCATCCTCTTTGCGGCTTTATCGTTTGCTGACGCCACTGAATTAATTGCGTCAGCTACTGGACCCTTGAACTTCTTTGAGATTTCGTCGGTGATTTGTGAAAGTCGTAGATAATTCGCATATGACGGATCTTTCTTAACAGCAGCTTGGGCTTGTTCCAGCAACTTGATATATTGCTGAATGCTCAAATTCTGACGTTGCTGTTGAGTATTTGCGTTGCTTGTACGAGCCGCTACTGTCTTAACTGTTTCACCCCAATCACGTCCTCTAAGTCTACCAAGAGGCATATCATGTGGAGCAGCACGTTCAAATGCTTGTGCTGCTCTTCGACGTGCTTCATCCGGAAATAGATCAGTACCCGCAGGTCCACCATGCATAGGAACCAAGAAACCCAGTCCTATTGCACCAAAAGTATTATGAACTTTTTGTCTTACATTCGTAGCTAGGTTATTGAGCCAATTCTCGATTCCATGCTTGTGCGCTTGCAATTCATACACAATGAGCATTGTGATTGTAATAGTTATAAAGCCAACACTTGCAATACGTCCCAAGAGGCCGAGCAGACGGCCAGCTCTAGTATTGGCTCTCTCTAGCGATGTTATACCAGCAGGACCAATTACCTGAGTACCTCTAAGTATCATTATTGAAGTTTTTAGTCGAGCTAGGGAACCTAGGACTACGCCAATTGTGGATACCACCAACGTAAGTCCAGCAACCCAAGCTGTGATAGTTACGATAAGATTCTTTGTAGAGGTATGGAGGTTATTAAACCACTTGACAACTTCTTGAATTGGTCGAGAGAATTTCTCGAAGAAGGGAATTAGCGTAGCCCCCAGCTCTATGCTTATTGCATGTAGCTGGTTCAAGAAAACTTGCCAGCGAATGCCTGCTGTTTTACGCATTATCTCGTAAGACTTCGCAAACTGTCCATGAGTATTGATCGTATCATGTAGTACCTTCAGATAATCCTGGTTATGCTGAATCAGCAAGGTCAATGCACGACGAAACTGAATAGTCCCCATTGTTCCGACGCCGGTACCCTTAGTAATTTCTTTTGCCCACTTGATGAACGTTAACTGGCCTGTAACGAGTCCGGGCCATTTGTGGATTATCTCGGTAATAATCTCACTGAGCGGAAGCATCGCATGCGTAGTTGAATCTCTTATCGAGATGCCAAATTTCTTGAAACCCTCTTCACCACGTTGTATGAATTCCAGCAATCTCGCGTAAGATACGGCTGCTGATCTAGCTCCCAACGCTCTAGATAGGAACGCTACCGCGCCACCTAACTGTCCTAACGACTGATTAGCCGATAATGCAGCAGGGGCAGCATTAGCTAATGCAGCAGTAAAGTCTTTGAAGTTGAATGCACCAAATCGAACAGTAGAAGCTGTGATATCTAACAAACGCTTGAGTTGTTCTAGGTTCTTAGCGGAATCGCTTGAACGTTTGGCGAAGATGTTATAAATTCTGATAACTGATTGAGTTGCGGTTCCGAGGTCGGTAAATCCCCCCACAGCGGCCATGTTCGCTAACCGCAAAACTTTAAGACCTTGGGCTGTCTGCTGAGATTGATTACCTACGAGAGTAACAGATGAGTAGATTTGGTAGGCAGCATCAGCCATTTCTTTAGCTGATGCAGGAAACTGCTGCATCTGTTTTAAAATGCCTTGAGAAATAGCGCCTGTAGCCCTCTGCATACCTCTAAAGCTTGTACCTACCTGAGTAGCTGCTGCTGCAACTTCTGTATTGAAATTAGCTGCTGCATGAGCCATTAGACCAAAGCCAAGAACAACTCCAGCACTAGCGTATTGAAAACCTCGGGCAGCATCAGTAAAGGCACCAAGCTTTGCTTGCCTAGCCATTACTTGCTGTTCGGCAAGTAATTCATTTTGTCTTGTGATTTGCGAATTAACGCCAGCTAATGCTTCGCCGTGTTTTTGAGCCTCACGAATTGCCGCAAGGCGGACATTCGGCATTATGCCAGGAACCATAGCTCTTGAGGCTGCTTCTTGTTGTGCAGCAAGTAGCTTTCTTGACTGAGCCTGTAGAGCTGCCAAACGTTCCGTAGCGACTTCGCTACTTGCGCCCATAGTTCTAAAGTCAGCTTCTAGCTGACGTAGCGGACGGGTAGCAAAGTTACCTATCCGAACGAAATAGTATAGTTCACGCGCTCTGAGTGCCAAGTCTTTCCCTTAGTCTTTCCTCGGCTTTGGCCTTATTAGAAGCTGTCTTTTCTTTTGCTTCCTCAACTACGTTATCTGCGAGCTTAACTTTCTCTATCCGTAGCATGGCACTATACGGCTGTTCGCATAACCCGCCTGTGTATGGAAGCTGATGGAATACTTCACACAGGCGAGTTATGCGAATCCAGATAATTACCTCTTTAGTTAGCTCTGTACCGTATCTCCGTTCTGCGTATTCTCTTCGGTCTGTGAGGACGTAGAGAGTCGCTTGGTAAAATCCTCCAAAGACTCTTCATCCTCCTGATTCAGTTCTTCGATTAGTCGCTCTATCTCAGCACCGACTTTGGGATCGAGTATCTTCAAAGTCATTGGATTGCTGAAGTTTAGAAGCTGTCCGTCATCGCCCTCTAGATTATGCTCTACGATGCAATTGGAAAATTCGAAGAACCGAGTCCATTGCATCATACTTTCCAACTCAATTTTTGAGGTAGGCTGTCTACCCTGCGAAGCCTCCATGCTAGTCCGCATAGCTTTGTCACGCCGTTCAAGCATTTGATCGAAGCTAAGTTGCTTCAATGCGACAAAGCCACCATCCACTGTCTTTAGATCATGATGATGCAGTTCCTGTGATACAGTTGCTTTTGGCATATGTCTCCCCTTACGTGATACTCGCTGCTGACTTGCAAGTAATAGCGTATGCATCTCCACCCGCTACAGAGAGGCCGCGTCCTGTAGTA